CCCAAGTTGGATATACGCTTTGTGTTTGAAAGCAGCAGACGCAAACTACGTAAGGGTGCTAAGTCTACCTACGGTGAATGGTGTATCAAGTACGGCTTTAGATACTACGACAGGATTATTCCTGAAGACTGGTTGAAGGAGAAGGGCAAGAACAAGCATCCAAAGTTCATTAAGTTTGGCGGCACAAAAGTGAAAAGGAGATAGAGCATGGACATGATGACTAAACTATCTAAAGAAATACAGAATGAAGATTTACTTATACGTGTCAGACCATTCGCTGATAACGATGGTAAGTGGTCGGGCGAAGTTGATATATCTATAATGGCTATGCCTGACAATCCTCTGGATGATGACGACTATTATCAGATAATGCATTTTGCTAAGATGATGTGTGCTGCAGTACCTGTCATGGAAGAGGTAGAGGAACTACGCAATATTGTTCACGAATATGTCACGAAAGTTATTGACAACGAGATGGATATTGATGTAGAACTAGAGGAAGAGATGGGTGTGGAAAAGACCTACGATGGTAACGTGATACATCTTAACTTTAACAGTAGAACAAAGGGGTCAGCATGAGACATGATTCATTTATGAAGAAGATGGAAGAAGCAGAAAAAGCAGGTAAAGAAGCATGGGGCAATGTTGATATGGTCAACAGTCCACCGCACTACAACCAGACAGGCATTGAATGCATTGACGCTATCTCTGCAGCTACAGGTGATGGGTACAAATACTACCTGCAGGGTAACATTATGAAATATCTGTGGCGTTTTGACTACAAGGATAAACCCATTGAAGATTTGCAGAAAGCCAGATGGTATCTGGATAGGTTGATTGAAGAGGTAATGGCAGATGCGAGTTAAGATGTTTATTACCATTGACATTGACGATGAAGAATACCCCGTCCCTGCTGATGGGCAGGTAGGCGAGGAATTAGAGGAAAGCATCCAAGAATACTTTTATGATATTGAAGGTGCTAACATTAGAAACATTAGAACGATTACGGAGTAAAGAGATGATAAGCAATACACTACCAACAGACTATCAGAACTTCATAGCACTGTCACGCTATGCAAGATGGAAGGAAGATGAACAACGAAGGGAAACATGGGGTGAAACAGTTACACGATATTTTGATTATATGGCTAATCACTTGGATAGCTATTGCGGTTACAAGCTACCAGATACACTGAGGGCAGAACTAGAAGAAGCAGTACTCAATCAATCAATTATGCCTAGCATGAGGGCATTGATGACTGCTGGCCCAGCACTAGACCGTTGTCACGTAGGTGGATACAACTGTTCATACGTACCAGTGGATAGCCCACGTGCGTTTGATGAGACTATGTACATCCTCATGTGTGGCACAGGTGTAGGCTTCAGTGTAGAGCGTCATAACATTGAGAAGCTGCCTACGGTGAATGAAGAGTTCCACGAGACAGACACAGTAATTAAGGTAGGCGATAGCAGACCCGGTTGGGCAAAGTCACTGAAGGAACTGATTGCCATGCTGTACACCGGGCAGGTTCCTAAGTTTGATGTATCAGAGGTACGTCCTGCAGGTGCAAGGCTCAAGACATTTGGTGGTCGTGCGTCAGGTCCACAGCCTTTGGTTGAACTGTTTGAGTTTGTCATACAGAAGTTCAAGGGTGCAGCAGGACGTAGACTCTATCCGATTGAGTGTCACGACATCATGTGTAAGATTGGTGAAGTTGTTGTGGTTGGTGGTGTACGCCGTAGCGCATTGATTTCATTGTCTAATCTTAACGATGACCAGATGGCTCATGCCAAGTCAGGTCAGTGGTGGGAGAATGAAGGTCAACGTGCGCTGGCTAATAACTCTGTAGCATACAAGCAGAAGCCTGAGATGGGTACATTCATGCGTGAATGGTTGTCTCTGTACGACAGTAAGTCAGGTGAGCGTGGTATCTTTAATCGTGAATCAGCTAGGAAGCAAGCAGCTAAGAATGGTAGGCGTGATGCTGACCAAGACTTTGGTTGCAATCCTTGCTCTGAGATTATCCTACGTCCATACCAGTTCTGTAATCTGTCAGAGGTTGTTGCACGTGAAACCGACACACTCGTGTCTCTGAAAGAGAAGGTACGCCTTGCCACTATTCTAGGTACATTCCAGTCTACACTGACAAACTTTCGTTACCTACGTAAGATTTGGCAGCAGAATACAGAGCAGGAACGCTTGCTGGGTGTATCCCTGACAGGCATCATGGATTGTGCTGCACTGCATACGGGTAAGGAAGTAGCTGACACACTTGAGATGCTACGTGTTACTGCTATTGAAGCTAATGCATCTATGGCATTTGAACTTGGCATTGAGCAGTCTGCTGCTATAACCTGTGTTAAGCCTAGTGGTACGGTATCGCAGCTTGTAGATAGTGCTAGTGGTATTCACGCTAGACACAACCCATACTATATTCGCACTGTCCGTGGGGATAACAAAGACCCATTGACACAGTTCTTGATTTCACAGGACATACCTGCTGAACCTGACGTAATGAAGCCCGACTCAACGACAGTGTTTAGCTTTCCTATGAAGTCACCTAAGAACGCAGTGACACGTACAGGTATGACAGCCATCGAACAGCTAGAACTGTGGCTGACTTACCAGCGTCACTGGTGTGAACACAAACCATCAGTCACCATCTCAGTAAAAGAGAATGAGTGGATGGCTGTAGGTGCGTGGGTCTACGAACACTTCGATGAGGTCAGTGGTATTAGCTTCCTGCCATTCAGTGAGCATACATATCAGCAAGCACCTTATCAGGACATTGATGCTGACACCTACAAAGAGTGGGCAGCTAAGATGCCAAGTAACGTAGACTGGTCTATGCTGCAGGAGTTTGAGAAGGAAGATACTACATCAGGTGGACGTGAGTTAGCTTGTACTGCTGGCGTCTGTGAAGTAGTTGACTTGAACGCAGCATGAGTGTAGTATGGAAGACAGGTGACGGGTGGGTGCAACATAACCCACCTGCTCATCACCCCTGCAGAGAAGAATGGTTGAAACAAAAAGAGAAGGAGAAGCAAGATGAGAAACATGCTGATTGATGCACAGACTTCGCATCTAGTAGGTCATATCAATAAACATAAGGCTAACATAGAAATCCTACTTACCCATCCTGTTGGTATTGGTGAGCATCAGGATATTCAAACTGCAATCGAAGAAGAACTAGAAGAGATTGCTAACTATCACGACAAGTTAGAAATGCTTGTTAAATACTTCCCTAAAACAACAGAAGGAGAAAGTAATGAAGAATCTGGAACCAAAGACTGAAGACCGTAAGAAGTTTGACATTGACCTAGAGTACGGAAAGGTACGCGAACAGATGGTTGCAGACATGCTGCAAGACAAGAAGATTGAGGTAAAGAGTGAACGTGACGTGTGGCAGAAGACAGGCAACATTGCAATTGAATACGAATGCTATGGTAAGCCTAGCGGAATCAGTGCCACTGAATCAGACTACTGGTTTCATAACCTGTGCATTGGTGATGAGACATTCGCTACGATTGTCTTTGATACGAACAGCCTCAAGCGCATCATTTCTAACTTAGATAAGAAGCGTAGTGTTTCTGGCGGGGATAACAATGCATCACGTATGTACCTGTTGAATCTACAGAAGCTGTTCTCATCTGATGTAATCAAAGCATTTAAGGAGACTAAAGATGCGGCGTAACGGACTAGGAAAGTATGATGCTCCACTGCGTATTCAATACCAGTGGGGCTACGAAGCCTTTAAGCATGGCGGTAGGATGGCTAAGAAGGGTAAGAAACATATCTTTGTTGAGCATCGTCCTAATATGGACACACATACTATGCAAGCACGTGAGTGGCAACGTGGGTGGAACGATGCCTACTATGAGCAGCTAGAAGAGGTACAGTTTAATGAAGTTAGAGGAAGAAGTTAAACAGTGGATGAAGGAGAGATACATGAGTGACATTACAGCAACAGAATACCAGCGTAAAGCAGCAGAGACTGCCATCTTTCCAAAAGAAAAAGCCCTTGAGTATCTTACTCTTGGGCTTACTGGTGAGGCAGGAGAGATTGCTAATAAAGTAAAGAAGCTGTTACGTGATGGTGCAGATAGGGAAGACTATCACGCTAAACTAAACGCCATTGGAAAAGAGTTAGGGGATGTGTTGTGGTACTGCGCAATGCTTGCTAAAGAAGTGGACATGAACCTTGGTAAAATCATGGAAGACAACTTGGAGAAACTTGCTGACAGGAAAGCTAGGAATCGCCTACAGGGTGATGGTGACAATCGTTAAAAAAGAGGGGGCTTAATTGCCCCCTTATTTTCTTGCCATCAAACCGCCACGTTTAAATTTATATCTAACTTCACTACCTAATTCAGTACCATCAGATGCAGCTTTTGGCTCTGGTGCATCTGCTTTTTTCATATAGGTTACACCTTTGGCATACACACGATTGCCTATAACTGTAGCCACATCTGCACTTTTTACCGCTTGTCCTGTTGCCATATCCACAAACAGGTGAGTATTTGCTGGATTAAAACCAACTTCTACTACATCATCGCCCATTTCTTCAAGGACGTTACGAGTTGGATTAAACTGACCATTAACTGACATAGCCGGAAACTTGTTCTTAGCTTCCTTTACAGCTAGACCTTTTATCTTAGATGTTATATCTCTTCGTCCTGTTTGATTCACAAAGAACTCTACATTTTCTACCGTAGCAAAAGGTAGGTAGGATAGAGCAGTACCAGTTGGTCTTTTATCGTGTACTGTTTGCAGCTTATCCAAACCTTTTGGCGCATCAGGTATTGACGAATTTAGGTTCAGTCGTATTGCAACCTGTTTACCTGCATCTACTTTTTTACCTATCAATTCTGGATTCAATCCAACTTTGGCACTCTTAGCTTTTTGTGTTAAGTCTTTAGCTGTACCTGCCGTATAATTAGCCAGCAACTTTCCACCTTCTGCAGCAGGGCTTGTACCTATTTCAAGAGGAGAAGCTGATTTAGTTCTTCCCGCCATAGAACTTGTGTCTATTTTATTTATATGTTCTGGGAATACCATAATTTGCTTTGACCTATCTTTAAAGTCAGCAAATAATACAGCGTCATATCCTTCTTCTTTTAGCTGTGGTATTTTAGCTTTCAATTCTTTGCGTTGTTTTTCCGTGCGTACAAC